TGAACGCAATAATATAGGTAGTAACTATGGTCGAATTAGCTGAAAAGCTTGAGTTAGATACCCTTGAAACCTTCTTCCATGTTGATGAGCGCAAGACTTGGCACCAGAAGTACTATCTTACGGATAAAGAGCGCTTAGCAATCAATGAGCTAGGTGATGCCCCAGTGCTTTTAATGGAGGCTTACTTACGTCTGGTGCATAGGAAGAGTGCTAAGTTAGATGACGTAGCGATGGCAGAAGTCATGGGTTGGCACGAGAGTAAGGTTAAGCGCAATAGGTTGAAGTTAACTAAGGCTGGTTGGTTTACTAAGAACCAACAACAGTTTACCGGTATTACCCGGCAACATTTCTACTTGGGGAATAAGGCCCAGCAGTATAATTTACAGGCTATGAGCCATAAGGCTAAAAAGGGGATATAAAAAAGTAAGAAAACATAATTTAGAGTGACTACATTGCTTCCTGCACCATAACCCCATGAGAGGAAGAATGTTATGCCTGATGAACAATCAATAGAGCAAGAAATCCAAGATAAAGGTCTTACCGCACCTCGACTAACCCCTAAAGATATTGAGGCGTGTATTCACACCACGAGTTACTACGTGTTTCCTGGTACCACTACCACTGTATGTTGTTTAACTTTATGGAATGGTTTCACCGTCATTGGTGAAAGTGCCTGTGCCAGCCCTGAAAACTTCGATAAAGCCTTGGGTGAAAAAATTGCCTATGAGAATGCGCGGGGCAAAGTGTGGCAATTAGAAGGGTATGCATTGCGGAGCCAAATAGCGGGGGCAACACGATGATTTCTATATTCGACATCGCTAAAGTGATTCACCAAGCCAATAAAGCCTATTGTGAAAGCTTAGGGGATAAATCTCAAGTCAATTGGGAAGATGCCTCAGTCAATATCCGCGAATCTGTTATAGATGGGGTACGGTTTGTAGTTGATAATCCCCTGGCCTCAGCAAGGGCATTACATAATAATTGGCTTGCCTTTAAAAAGGCCGATGGTTGGATTTATGGTGAAGAGAAAGACCCCATTAAAAAAACGCACCCATATTTCGTTCCCTACGAGGCCTTACCGGTAGAGCAACAGACAAAGGACAGTATGTTTAATAAGATAGTAGGGGCCCTTCACCCACTATTGGTAAAAATCCCAGAAAATTAAAAATAGGCTACCTATAGTCCTCCAAGTAACTAACTACTTAGGGGACTATATTGGACGTAATTACCGCCGAACAGCTTAAAGACGCATTACCTGATCGCGCCCGCAAAGCTGTTAACTCTGAGATACTAAAAAAGATCTCTACAACCTTGGCAGATCCCGATATGTATGAAACATATCGTGAGAACTTTTTAAGTTACGCCAATGTTATGCAGGATGGTAAGTTTAAGTTAACCGGCTACATCGATGCCATTAAGTACGTTAGTCATCGACTTGCAGGTAAAACCTGTGTCGACGCGTATTCCATTACTTTCCCTGAAAAAGTTCAAAGGTGGGCAACATCAGCACTAACAAAGAAAGAAATTTCTAGTTATGTGTCGGCTTACAATACCTCCAAGCTGGTTACACTTATTACCGAGCAAGCCATTGTACCTTCTTGGATTCTTAACCAAGACAAGTACCAGCAGGCACTAAATACCCAAGCTGAGCTAATGCTTCACGCCAGGAGTGAGAAAGTCCGTAGTGACGCTGCGAACTCTATTTTGACCCATTTGAAGATGCCTGAGACACAAAAAATTGAACTTGATATTGGGCTTAAGAAAGACTCAAGTATTAATGCGCTCCGTACAGCTACTGAAAAATTAGTCGCTGAACAAATGAGTGCAATTGCCTCAGGCAGTATGAATGCTCAAGAGGTTGCCCATAGTAAAGTAATCGTAGGTGAAGTAGTTGATACCGAGTAACCGGCTATGAGCGAAAACTTCGATGTTATCTCGGAACTGCGGGTAGAGGATTATTTGCGGAAAGTGTCGTATGACGTTCCCAAAAATTACGTACCTAGTCAGTTTGCCCTCTCGTTCGTTACGTTTATTAAACTGGTTAACGGTGCAGAAGGCGAGGAGCATAAGACCCCGCTCGTACACTACTACATGCTCGACACGTTGTTGGGCTCTGTTCGAGTACTGAACCTGTGCCACCGTGGAATGGCCAAAACAACTTTGATGGGGGAATATTTATTTCTCTACTTGGCAACCTACGGGGATTTACCAGGCTTCGGGGAAGTTAACTTAGCCCTATACGTATCTGACTCCATTGAAAATGGGGTTAAAAACATGCGTAAGAATTTGGAATACCGTTGGGAAAATTCCGATTTCCTTAAAGAATACGTACCTACTATTAAATTAACCGATGTGCGGTGGGAGTTTACCAATGCCGATGACAAAAAGCTTGTCATCAAAGGGTACGGAGCACAAACAGGTGTCCGGGGTGCCAAAGAAATGGGTACCCGCCCACAGTTAGCTATTTTAGATGACTTGGTTTCAGATGAAGATGCCCGCTCTGCTACGGTCATTAGCGCGATTGAAGACACTGTTTATAAAGCTATTACGTATGCACTACACCCCGAAAAAAACATGATGATTTGGTCGGGTACCCCGTTTAATGCGAAAGACCCCATTTACAAAGCTGTTGAATCGGGTGCATGGGATGTGAACGTATTTCCAGTTTGTGAACATTTTCCCTGCAGTCGGGAAGATTTTAAGGGCAGTTGGCCAGATCGCTTTAGTTATGACTACGTAAAAACCCAATACGAAACCGCCATGAAGTTAGGCAAGATCGATACTTTCAACCAAGAGTTGATGCTGCAGATCATGTCCGATGAAGATCGGTTAGTCGCGGATGGGGACATTGCGTGGTATGCCATTGACTCAGTAATCAAAAACAAAGAACGCTTTAATTTTTATATTACTACTGATTTTGCAACATCGGAAAGCGAATCGAGTGATTTTTCGGTTATATCGGTATGGGCCTATAACAACAACGGGGATTGGTTGTGGGTTGATGGCATTGTTAAGCGACAGCTCATGGATGCAAACATTGATGATCTATTTCGATTGGCACAAAAATATAGACCCCAGCAAGTTGGCATAGAAGTTTCAGGCCAGCAAACAGGCTTTATAAGCTGGATAGAAGAACAAATGTTGGTTAGGAATATTTACTTTCCATTGGCTTCAGAAGGTAATGCTAACCGCCCAGGTATCCGCCCGAATACACATAAGATGGTCAGATTCAGTACGGTTATCGTGCCATGGTTTAAAGCAAGGAAAATATTTTTCCCTAACGAATATCGAGGAGATCCTCGCATTGTTGAGTTTATGAGCCAGATTTCATTAGCCGCTGTCGGAGGGTTCAAAAGTAAAAAAGACGATTGTATCGACACACTTTCTATGCTGGCGTGCCTAAGGGCATGGCGGCCTTCAGAAGAATCCCCGTTAGTAAAAAAAGATGTTGGCGGGGTGTGGGCAGTTGACGTTGACGATGATGAATCCGATTTCTACGAAAGTTACATAGTATAGCAGGACAATAAAATGGGTATGACGTTAGAAGATGTATACGAGTATTTGGCTACAGGGGAGCTAGCGCAGGTAATAATGGGCAGTGAGTTAGACGCCGACGCCAGCAAAGTTCCTAAACACCATTACCAAAAATTACGCAATGCAGTACAACTTGGTCTAACAGACTTACATAAGCGTTTCTTGCTACGGGAAGAGACGCTGTATATTGATACCAGCTCGGGCCCGGGAACTTACATACTGAACAACGAGTATGCAGAAAGTAATGTTAGGTCTACTCAGATTAATAAATACATTAAGGATTTTGACGCCCCCTTCCAAAATAACTTACTTAAGGTTGCGAAGATTAAGGACGCCGAAGGTATGGAGATACCTATGGAGCTAACTGACAGTAATTATACTATTCGCACATTACGAAGTGATCGTATTGAATTGGGCAGTGGTATTACTACGCCGTCTATTACGTTGAAATACCATGCTGACCACCCAGTAATTAATAAGTATCTAGCAGATTCCGCTCCGCAAACAATCAATATAGAGTTGGGTGCCACCTACCTTGGCCCACTTACTTTATTTGTCGCTAGTCGGGTGATGAATCCAATTGGCCTAAGTAACGAATTTCATGAGGGTAATAACTATTTTAGTAAGTACTTGGCCTCTATACAAGACATTGCACAACAGGGATTAGATATTCGCCAAATAACGGACAATGATCGTTTTACTGATAACGGGTTTATATAATTTCCTCAGAAAAGTCTTTTTACTTTTGTTTTCATGACATCGACTAATTAACCAATTAAGTGGACTACATGACTGACGACGAGTATGCCAATGATGCTACCAATACTCCATTTGAAGGCGGGGAAGTACAGTTAACCAACTGGAAAAATCCCCCTAAGCTGGGCGATCTAAAAGGAGATTATGAGGGGGCAGGCATTACTAGAGATGCCCAATGCAGCAAAATCAGTGGATGGTTAGACAATTTACACATAACCGGCAAAGCAAAGATTAAAAAACGTGTTGGAAGATCTAGTCACGTACCTAAATTAATTCGTAAGCAAGCCGAGTGGCGATACTCTGCATTATCAGAACCTTTTCTCAGTTCTCGTGATATGTTCAAAGTTGAGCCTATTACTTGGGAAGACAAAGCCAGTTCCGAGCAAAACGAGCTTATATTAAATAATCAATTTAATACTAAGATTCGCAAGCGACAGTTTATAGATGATTTTGTACGCACTGGGGTCAACGAGGGAACAATAATTACTAAGAGTTCTTGGGTATTCGAGGAGGAAGAATACGTCGAGAATGAACCCATATATAAGTACTTTGAGGCACCCGACATGGTGCCTATTTTAGAACAAATTGGTCAAATTAAAGAAGCTAACCCTGCTGAGTATGAAACTCAGGTACCGCCCGAATTAAAAGAAGCTTATCGGGTATCTCAAGAAAGCCAGCGCCCACTTCGGGCGGTACCTACGGGGGAAACTCAAGCAGTCACCAAGGTTAGGCCTATTAAAAATCACCCAGATTTGGAGGTTTGTGATTATCGGCGGGTGACGATAGATACTACTTGTAAAGGCGATATGGATAAGTGCCGGTTTATTGTACATGACTTTGATTCTTCACTTGATGAACTGAAACGGGATGGTAGATATAAAAACCTTGAATCGATTAAAAGCTCGCAAAAAGATATTCTCTCAGCGCCGGATCATGCGGTTGAAGATGAAACTTTTGAGTTCAAAGACAGCGCCAGAAAACAGTTTACAGTTCACGAGTATTGGGGTTATTGGGACATAGATGGCACTGGGATAGTTACGCCTATTGTCGCAGCCTGGGTAGATGGTACGCTTATTAGAATGGAAGAAAATCCATACCCGCATAAGCAGTTGCCTTTTACGATTACCCAGTATTTGCCGGTCGTCCGCAGTAATTACGGCCAGCCCGATGGGCATTTATTAGAAGATAACCAAAAAATATCTGGGGCAGTCACCAGAGGCATGCTGGATATTATGGGGCGAAGTGCTAACGCCCAACAAGGTATTCGTAAAGACGCCCTAGACGCGACTAATCTTCGTAAATTTAACCGGGGGCAAGATTATCAATTTAACCCCAATGTTGACCCCAACCAAGGCATACACAGTCATGTCTACCCAGAGATCCCAAATTCCGCACAATTTATGCTACAGCTTCAAAACATGGAGGCGGAATCTCTAACCGGTGTAAAAGCTTTTTCCGGGGGGTTATCCGGGGATGCGTTGGGGGAATCTGTCGGTAATGGTCGAAGTGTTTTAGACGCGGCCTCAAAACGTGAAGCTGGCATTCTTCGCAGAATGGCCGAAGGCATGACAGATATTGGCAGAAAAATATTAGCCATGAATTCAGAGTTTCTTGAAGAAGAGGAAGTAGTTCGTATTACTAACGATAAGTTTGTGCCTATTCGTCGTGATGATCTAGCAGGTAATTTCGATTTGCACCTAAGTATTAGCACGGCAGAAGAAGACAATGCAAAAGCCCAAGAGTTAGCTTTCATGTTGCAGACCGGTGCCGCTTCCCAAGACCCTGGCGAAGTTCGGATGATTCGCGCAGAAATTGCCCGTTTACGTAAAATGCCTGATTTGGCTAAACGCATTGAGGAATATAAGCCGGAACCAGACCCATTACAGGTTGAAGAACAGCAATTAAAAATTGAAAAACTAAAAGCTGAAATTGCTCAAATCGGTGGAAAAACACAAGAAAGTTTTGCAGGGGCAGAATTAGACTCAGCTAAAGCGAGGGATATTAACAGTGGTGCTGACCTTAAAGATTTAGACTTTGTAGAGCAAGAGTCTGGGGTTAAGCAGGAGCGGGAACTGGAAAAGCAGGGCGCACAAGCTAAAGGTAATATTGAATTGGAGCATGTTAAGCATGGTTTGAGTATGCAAAGTGAAAAATTTTCGGCGCTGAATAATTACATTAAGAAAAAAAGCCAGAAAAATTAAAAACAAGCTGGTACGTTCACCGCTGGTAACTACGAAATACCTGTTAACTAATTAGCAATGATGGGAAAAATACATGCAAAACGACGTTGAAACAATTGAGTTAAATATCCAAGAAGCACAAAAGTTTTTAAATGCTGCTGATAAATTAGAGCGGTTACTGGCTAATAAAGACTTTAAAGAAATTGTAGATGAAGGGTTTTTTAAAGAAGAGTCCATAAGGTTAGTACATTTAAAGGGTGACCCGCACATGCAGGCCCCTGAAAAACAGGCTGCAATTATTCGTGATATAGACGGTATTGCTTCTTTTAAAAACTATTTAAGCGGTATATTTCAAAAAGCTAATATGGCGGAACAAGCAATTAAAGCGGATGAAGAAGAACTCGAACATCTTCGTAATAATGAAGAGGAAGGTGTGTAATGAGCGATGAAGCTGTTAATTATGCTGCTATGAGCGATGACGAATTTTTACAGCAAGTGGCTTCTGATCAGTCAGGCACAAGTAATGAGGCTACACCTGACGATGACCATGCTGAGGAGGCTGATACCGACGAAGAATTAGATGACTCTGCCGAAGCTTCTGATGATGAAACTTCTTTGGTCGAAGGCGATGCCGAGCCCGAAGAAGTTTTAGAAGATGACGCTGAGAAAGCGGCGGATAATTCTGAAGAAGGTACAGAATCCGAGGCTGAAAACGACAAAGATGAAGCTACTGATAAAACTCCCGATTTTGCGGAGTTTCACGCAGAAGTTACTAAAAAATTCAAAGCCAACGGCAAAGAATTTCAAATAGATAACGCCAAAGATGCAATCCAATTGATGCAGATGGGCGCTAACTACAATAAAAAAATGTCAGCCCTTAAGCCCAATCTAAAGTCGCTCAGGCTGCTTGAGAAGCATGGGCTACTAAACGAAGACAAACTAAATTTCCTTATTGATATTGATCAAAAAAACCCGGAGGCAATCGCAAAGCTGCTGAGTGACAGTCAGCTAGAACCTGAGGATATTGATACTGATAAAGGAAAAGATTATAAAGCTACTGCAAGACAAATAAATGACCAAGAGTTTGAACTCAGCACTGTGTTAAGCGATTTGAAAGAATCTCCTAAATATTCTGAGTTACTTGAAGTTGTTTCTAACAAATGGGATCAAAAAAGTAAGGAAATAATTGCAGCAGCGCCACAAATGCTCAATGTAATAGACCAGCACATGAATTCAGGTGTTTATGACGTTATTACACAGCGTATTGACCACGAGCGAGTACTTGGACGCTTAACAGGTCTATCCGATTTCGATGCATATCGCATGATAGGCGATGACTTAGATAAAAAAGGGGGGTTTGATCATTTAATCCCTCAAGCTGATCAGCAAACATCAGACGACAAATCTGAATCTGCAGCGAGTAAAGAAGTTATCCTTCCCGATAGTAAGAATGAGGCCGCACGAAAAAACATTAAACGTAAAGCTGCAAGCTCCTCAAAAACAGCAGCGAGCAAAAACAAATCAGAAAATTTTAATCCGCTTGCTATGGATGATGAAGAGTTTTTGAAGCAGTTCAAACCAGAATTATTGTAAAGGAAAATTACCATGCCTCAACAACAGTATAACGACCCTGCTGGCGGTAATCCGTCGTCTATCGGTTCACAATTCAATACTTTTAAATATGACAAAATGGCACTTATTGAAGCCCGAAAAAAACATTTTTTCGGTGATATTTCAAGTGTTACCAACATGCCCAAGCATTTTGGTAAAAAAATTAAAAAGAACCACTATATTCCTTTACTTGATGAGCAAAACATCAATGACCAGGGTATTGACGCTGCCGGTGTAACAATCGACAGTACAAAATGGAGTGCTTGGGACGCTTCCCGCAATTTGATCGGCAATAGTTACAATGACGAAGCCAGTGCTAAAGCTGCTCCCGGTTCCATCATTGTTCAACAAAACTCCGGTAATTTATACGGGTCATCGAAAGATGTTGGGCTAGTGAGTGCAAAAATGCCTTTGCTTTCTGAAAACGGCGGTAAGGTTAACCGCGTAGGTTACCAGCGCAAAGAACTCGAAGGCTCCATGGAAAAATTAGGTCTGTATGATAACTACACCAAAGAGTCTATGGACTTCGACACTGATGAGCAGTTAGAAATGCATCTTCGTCGTGAAATGGTTAATGCCGCTGTTGAACTAACAGAAGATTTGTTGCAGATTGATTTGTTAAGTGCGGCAGGTGTTTTACGCTACCCTGGGGCGGCAACACAAGATAGTGAAATTGACGACACTGCGGTTACATACGGCGATTTGTTGCGATTATCTATTGATCTCGATAACAACCGCACTCCCAAGCAAACCAAGGTTATTACCGGTACGCGGTTTATCGATACGCGAACAGTACCAGGCGGGCGTCTTATGTACATTGGCTCTGAGTTGATTCCGACCATAGAGGCAATGACTGACACATTTGGAAAGCAGGCGTATATTTCAAGCGAAAAATATGCATCGGCGGGCTCAGTCGTTACCGGTGAAATAGGTACGGTCGGTCACTTTAAAATCATTGTTGTTCCTGAAATGATGAAATGGTCAGGTGCCGGAGCTGATGCCTCAGGCACTTCTACGCACTATGAAACCGCAGATAAATATGACTTGTTTCCCATGCTTACGGTAGGCGACAGTTCCTTTACCACTATTGGGTTCCAAACCGATGGTAAGTCTGTGAAGTTTAAAATCAAACACGCTAAACCTGAATCGGTAGAAAGCTATGCCATGGATCCTTACGGCGAAACGGGATTTAACTCAATCAAGTTTTATTATGGTTTCTTGCTTGAAAGGCCTGAGCGTATTGGACTAATCAAGACTGCAGCTATTTTGTAGCTACTATGGGTGATCTTCGGATCACCCGACTTTTATTATCTATTCAATTATCGGAGCGAATACCGCAATGACTGAGCAAGAAACTGACAATCAAGAAATGCTTGAGCAAGAAACTGACAATCAAGAAATGTCTAAACTTGTGGCTAAAGCCGCAGAATTAGGCGTAAAACACCACCCTAATATCGGTTTGGAGAAACTAAGGGATAAAATTGAACACTATGAATTAGTATTAGCTGCGGGGGATGTTGCCCACGAAGTAGAGAAAAAGTTGCCTGAACAGGTAGAAACAGAATCTGCTAAGCGGCGACGAATTAAAAGTAAAGCAACGGAACTCATTTTAGTTAATATTACCTGCATGAATCCTAGTAAACGGGAATGGCAGGGGGAGTACTTTACTGCAGGTAACTCGTTGACCGGCACTATACGTAAAATGGTACCTTTTGGGGTTGACTGGCATGTCCCTCGAATGTTGTTAAATATGATCAAACAGCGCAAGTATCAGATGTTTTTTGAAAATAAAGACGCTAAGGGCAATAAAACCCGAAAAGGTAAGCTAATTTCAGAATTCAACATAGTTGAATTACCTAAATTGACCCCAGAAGAGCTTAAAGAACTGGCCCAACGTCAAGCTATGGCGGGTGGCTCCTTACACTCCGATTAAAGTAAATAACCTGGATACACGAAATGGCAATTAATAACGCTGGTTTGGTCACTAACGCACCTGAAGAACAAGGTACTTTTGATGTACTGATGGGCAGCGTTAAAGCACATTTAAAGTTTGAGTACGATAGTGGTAGGATTAAAGGCACTGAGTATTCGTCCGTGTATCTGGGTTCCCTTACTGAAGTTTTAGGACAGTCAGTTCAATTTTTATTAGAGCGTGAAAAACGTAGTATAGAAATTGAAATTCTTGAACTGGAGAAATTAAAAAGCCAGGCGGAGTTAGATAAGCTTTCTAAAGAAATTCTATTAGTACAAGAAAACATAGAACTTACTAAACTGCAGCAACCCAAGTTGGAAGCAGAAACCGAGCTTATAGGGCGCAAGAGCGATACAGAACTCATCCAACAAACTGTTTTAGGGGCACAACGTCCCAAGTTGGAAGCAGAGACCGAGCTTATAGGCCGCAAGAGCAGTACGGAACTCATCCAACAAACTGTTTTAGAGGCACAACGTCCCAAGTTGGAAGCAGAGACCCAACTTATAGAACGTAAAAGCGGCACAGAACTCATCCAACAAACTGTTTTAGGGGCACAAGAATGTAAGCTAAAAGCCGAGTTTGATTTACTTGTCGAACAAAAAAGTAAGACCTCAACTGAGATAGGGTTTATTGCACAGAAAAAAGTAACTGAGCAAGCACAAACTTCAAGTAGTGGTGTAGACCCCGCTAGCACTATGGGCCGCCAAGCAGGGTTATACGGTGCCCAGACAGATGGTTTTAAACGTGATTCAGAACAAAAAACAGCCAAGTTAATGATTGAGTCTTGGCAGGTACGTCGG